TTTTTTGAAGGGTTTGCTTTGGCCTATGGTGTAGCAGATATGTCTACACTAAAGGTTGATCCAGAAAGCAGAAAGCAAAAACCTATTTACCGATGGAACGATGAACCTTTAACAAAAGAGGTGTATCTTAATCATTTAGAAGGCACACAATCTATTGGTGTTCAACCATGTAATGAAGAATCAGAAGCAAGGTTTGGTGTTATAGATGTAGATCCAAAAAACTACGATGACTTTGATAAAAAATTTTTTATAGACATAATACAAAATTACAAACTACCATTAATACCTATACTATCTAAAAGCGGTGGACTTCATCTATATTTATTTATGGATAATTTTATACCAGCAGCATTAATTAAATCATTCTTAAGTAACTTATTACCATTATTTAAATTAAAACCAGACTGTGAAATATTTCCTAAACAAACACAGCTAACAAAAGATAGCGACACAGGACAATTAAACAAAGGTAATTTTATTAACCTGCCATACTTTAAAAAATCAGAAAGGTTAGCAATAAATCTAGATGGTAAACCTTTTACATTTGATCAATTTATATCAGTAGTAGAAAGTAATACAGTCAGTGCAGAAGATTTAAAAATTATTACAGAAAGCATAGAACAGAGAGATTTAGAAGGTGTTGATGAAGAATTTGACGATGGTCCACCATGTCTAGCACATCTTAGCAAGATAATGAGAAATCCAGGGTTCGATGGTAAAGATAGATTTATGTATAATTATCATGTGTTTGTAAAGATGAAGTACCCAGATAGTTGGCAACAGAAAGTCATGAATGCACCAGTAAAATATTTTGAACCTGTACATGCAAATGCGTGGGATAAACAAGCACTAAATGCAAAAGTTAGGTCGTGGTCAAAACAATTTAAAGGTTATACCTGTACACAAAGTCCTATTAGTGACCATTGTAAGAAAGGTATCTGTGTAAAAAAGAAACATGGTATTCTTGCAGGATCTAAAGGTTCTTATCCAGTATTAACTAACTTAAAAAAAATAGACCTTGATCCAGAACCAGAGTATGAATTTGATGTAACTAAACCAGATGGTATTGGTACAGCTACAGTACATTGTAAGACAGTAGAACATGTTAATGATCAACGTAAACGTAGAAATGCAATAGCTAAAGCTGCAGGATTTCCACCACCAATTATAAAAGCTGACGAGGATCAAATGGTACTAGAAGTTTTGTATGGTACACAAACTATAACGCATCCACCAGTTGGTACATCACCTAAAGAAAAATTACATGATGTAATACATGCAAAAATTAATGGACCTAAAGCTATGAATGATGCAGCATTTAAATCTGGTACAGTATTAATAGAAGATGGTATGGCCTATTTTAAATTTGAAAAATTTTATGACAAACTTAGATCTAAAAACTGGAAACATACAGAAGATAAGACAGGTGTTATGATGAAAGTAAATTATAAAAAATGTGGTATAGAATTTTTAGAACAAAAAAGATTTCCTACAAAAGAAAAAGGTAAATACAATACACCTACCAAGAACGTAGTATCAATTAGTATAGAAGAGTTTAAGGATATACAAATTAATCATACTATACTAAAACATAAAACGGATATAATGTAATGATTAGACAACAGATGGCTCTTTGGGAAGATCCGAAACAAATAATTTTAGAAAAAAATAAAGTAGATCTTTGTACTTTAAAAAATTTAAAAACTAGAGTAAATGGTTTTGATCTCTTACCTAAAGATACTTATTTTATTTATAAGACAGGTGGGATAAATCCTTTTAAACCAGAACTTGGCCCTATATTTCCATTCGTACAAAACAGCAAGGGTAAAATATTAAATCTATGCAACAACGCTAAGAGTGCACCTTACCCACATTTTAATATTAACATAGAAAACAAATTAAGTTTAAAATGTTTTGTTCATAAAATAGTTGCGTTAGCTTTTTTAAAAAATAGTGACTATGATAAATATTATATAGTAGATCATGTAGATGATGATATTTATAATTATTTACCAGAAAATTTAGAATGGTGTACGGTCGGACAAAACAATCAAAGAAGATATGATAGGTTAAATAAAGATGATTAGAAAAATATACGGGCCTCCGGGAACAGGGAAAACAACTAGACTAATTAACTATGTACGTACTCTAGTTAAGTTTGGTACACCAATAGATAAGATAGGTTACTTTGCATTTACAAAAAAAGCTGCAGAAGAAGCTATAGATAGAACCCTAGATTTGTATCCAAAGTATAATAGAAAAGATTTAAAATATTTTAGAACACTGCATTCATTAGCTTTTACAGAACTTGGTATGAAAAAAAGTAATGTAATGCAAGACGAACACTACGAAGATATAGGTCGTAAACTAGGTATAGAAGTTACAGTTTATTCCAATGGAGAAGAGAAGACAGGGTTTGTAGATTCAGATAGCGAATACTTTAATATTATAAATGCAGCAAGAATCAAAGGTATTACAATAGAAGAAGAATATAATACTGATATGTACTCACAGGACATAGACAAACACCTATTACAAATTTTAAAAGACGAGGTAGATAACTACAAACAAGCGTATGGCTTGGTAGATTTTACAGATATGATTGAAAGATTTAATGTGTCAGAATTGTGTCCGAAATATGACGTAGTATTCATTGATGAGGCACAAGATTTATCACCAATACAGTGGAAAATGTATGATATACTTAAAAAGAACTCTAAACATGTTATATTAGCTGGCGATGACGATCAAGCAATTTATGGTTGGGCTGGTGCAGATGTTGCAAGGTTTCAAAGTGAGCCTGCAAAAGACATTATTTTGCCACAATCATACAGAATTCCAAAAGCTGTACAACATATAGCTGGTTGTATTTTAAATAGAATACCAGACCACAGAAGAATTAAAAAACAATGGTCACCAAGACCGGAAGAAGGTTATGTAGAATATGTAACTTCAATAGAAGATTTGCCATTAATTTATGGTGATTGGTTAATACTAGCTAGAACCAATGACAAACTTAAAAAATTAGCACCAGACTTAAAAGATATGGGGTTATACTTTGAGATAAAAGGTAGAAAAAGTTATAGGACTAGACTGTATAAATCAATAATGGATTACACACGTTGGACCAATGGTGATAAATTATCTTTGTCTGAGATAAAAGATTTGTTTGAATTTTTAGAAGAAGAAGTACCTGAGGATGAAAGAATGTATGATTTGTTTGAATGGGGTTATTCTAAAACTCAAAGGTGGTTTGAAGTATTTAAAGCTGACCCAGAAGAATGTTTATACATTAGAGAAATGATGCGTAATGAGGAGAAGTTATCTGAAGATCCAAGGATTAAACTATCAACTATACATGCAGCCAAAGGTGGTGAAGCTACAAACATTTTAATTATTTTAGATAATACTAGAAAGATAAGAGAAGCTACAGATAGTAGTTTAGAAAAGCAAGACGAAGAGCATAGAGTTTGGTACGTAGGGGTTACTCGTACAAAACAAAATTTATATATAATGACAGCAAAAAGGGAGGACAGAGGTTATGACATCTAAGGCATACGATAAACAAATTGGTGGCTCACACTATCAAAATTTTAAAATACAACCAAGCAAGTTTGTAATTGAGAACGAATTGCTATATCCTGAGGGTTGTGCTATAAAGTACATAGTGAGACATCGCATGAAAGGTAAAAAACAAGATCTAGAAAAAGCAATACATTTTATAGAAATGATAATTGAAAGGGACTATGGAACCGAATAATCATATACCATTTTACATGGGGCTCTTTACTTGCCTATTGATTCTTTGCTACCTAACATTATGAATGAGTTTTTAAAAGTAAGGTTAAGACTAACAGCGGCTCTTAAAAAAATAGATAAAATTTATAGAGAGAACCAAGTTATGAAAAGAAGATTACTTAAATACGAAAAACCAGGAATGCTTTACTACAATAACAAAAAAGGTTTAAATGAAAATACCAGTATTTAGTGCTCAAACAGAGTGGGTTATACCTACGGAACTGCCAGACCTAACACAGGTTGACGAGATTGCAGTTGACTTAGAGACAAGAGATCCAGACTTAATTAAAAAAGGATCTGGTGCAATCATTGGTAATGGAGAAGTTATAGGAATAGCTGTAGCAACTACACACTACAAAGGATATTTTCCTATAGGTCACCACGGTGGTGGCAACATGGACCGTAAGAAAGTATTAGAATGGTTTCAAGATCTTTTAAATGCACCATCAACTAAAATATTTCACAATGCAATGTACGATGTGTGTTGGATCAGGGCACTGGGACTAAATATAAATGGCAGGATTGTAGATACAATGATAGCCGCAGCTGTAACTGATGAGAATAGATTTAGATATGATCTTAACAGTTTATCATGGAAGTATAATGGTTATGGTAAGAGTGAAGCAGGACTTGCAGAAGCTGCAGCACAGTGGGGAATAGATCCAAAATCTGAAATGTATAAGCTACCATCATTAAATGT